CGTGCCTGAGTTAGTTCCTTCATTTGTGCTTAATACCAAGTTGTAAGCACCAGATGAAGTAATGGTTGCGTGAGAACCATAGCCGACAATCAAACCAGTATTTTTAATATCAAGAATAGTTCTTGAAGTTCCACCAACCATTGCGGCGATAGTCCAAGTGCCATCTTCAGAACCATCAGTAGCGTCAGTAGCAGTTAGTTTTATAGTTCCAAAAGCTCTTTCAGTCGCATTAGTATCTGAATTACCAGCGGCAGTTAGGGTTAAAACGACATCACCACTTGTTCCATTAACCCAGTTAGCATAGGTGTATATTTCAATACCTGCCGCCTCTGCATTAGTATTAACAATACTTAAATCATAATCTGTTCCTGCATTGTTAATTACCAAAGGAACTCCAGCACCTGTTCCAGTTTTAGTTAGAATTAAGTTACCAACATTTGCCGATTGAGAAATCGTAAATGCGGCGCTGGTAAGAGCTAATACTGCATCAACAGTATATAAGTCTTCCCAACTTGTGACAGCACCTCCTCCTGCAACTCCCAATATAACTGTATTGGTAGAGTTCCAAAAGACAAGTCTGTCTGAACTATCAACATATAATCCGTGTCCAGCCGAATCGGTAGACAAAGGATTAGATGTGTGTTCTTTACCAAATCTCAAAATACCTTCTTTTAGGTTGATATTCTTAGGATTTGAATAACTTTTTCCGTAAAGTGTACTCATTATATTTAAGAAATTTTATATTGTATAGTTCGCTCCAAGACTCCCCCACTGCATAAAATCTCTATTAGTTAATAAATCCAAGTTTTTCCCCCAAGTTTTATACCAAGTTATGTCGTTGCCGAATCTCCCTGCGATGCCACCCACATTCTGGCACAATCGTTGAACCCCTGTTTAAATAGTGTGTGTCCAACAATCTGCATCTCACGAGTCTTGGCTACGATATTGACTGGGTCAACATTGTTAGCTTCTGATTCAATATGCTGGAAACCATACTCATCTCCAAGAAGAGAGGAATCAAACATATACCATCGTGCATCTGATGTTAAATAATCAAGTGCCAGAACTTTGAAGGCTGGTAATGCTGAACCATCGTGGTCAAAAGATTCTGGAATCAATCCTTTCTTTATAGCACCAAGAATTTCTTGTGCCTTAAAATGAACTGAAGAGTTTTTCTTACAGACCAATGTGTCCAAGTTAGCTGGCATTGGATTACCTCTTGGGTCTACAAATAGACCTGCTGTCCTTTGAGCTGCCTTATAACCTGCGTAGTCAAAGGGTAGAGAATAGGTAGTTCCATCATAGACTACATTCGACATCGCCGTTCCCCCATCTTCTCTTGTGTGAGCTGTGTTCCAAGGTTCTATTCCATCTCCACCAAGTAGTGAGATAGTGGAATTTTTACCAACACCTGTGTGTGTATAGGTTGTTGAAAAACCATTAGTTAAGCGTTCTGCTGCAAGTTTTTCTTTCTTGCGATTAAGAGCATTAAGAACTTGTTTAGTGAAGTTCGTTAATCGTCTCTTAGTAAAACCGAACTTGTAAACTTGATATGACATAGGCAACATAATATCTACCTGTTGCTGTGTGTAACTCATATCAAATCCTTGAACGGGAGTGTCTTCTGTAACCTCTGCGTTCTCGTCTGTGAACTCTGCTTCTTTAAGACCTGAAATTGAAGAATCCTTCTCAATCAAATCTTGGGTAGTTCTAAAGTTGTAATACTTTTTAAGCATCAACTCTGGTTCTGCCTCTTTTTTTACTATCTTTTGGATAGCTAGGTTAGTTGCATCTACAAACTGACCTAAAACGAATGGACTGCTCATATATTTTTATTTAAGTTAATTAGTAAATGTTTAATCTCCATGAGAGGTAAGAACGAACTCACCAATTATGTTAGCAGACCCGACCAAGCCAGTTTGCATAAATAAACCTGTGTCTCCTACAACATCTGTTCCTGAATTTGTAACTCCGTGTCCTGCTGCCCAAATCATTCTCATATAGTTATGAGCTGCATTTGCTGCGGCTGCTGGTGTTGTTTCATAAACATCACCTGGCATAAGTCTCTCTAAGAGAACTTCTGTATCAGCAGTAGTTGTTGCGGCAACACAAACTCCTGCGAGATTATCTACCTCTGAGGTTGCTTGAGCGGCTTCAACTACAGCTCCTGTGCGACTATAAACAAGTAGGTCTCCGACTGCACAAGCCAATGAAGAGATAGTTCTCTTTATTGTCCCACGGTCTGAGCCACTTCTACGAAGAAAAGCCATTTTTAAATAGCATAAGAGTTTTCTCCAAGAAAAACTTTATGTAAATTAGGTTGTTAATTAGAAGTCTTCGTCATCAAAATCTTTAAACATCTTTCTGACATTTGGGTCAGTAGGTGCGTTAGATTTCTTTGCGACTTCTATTTTTGTTCCGCCTGTATGAGATACACTCCTAATTTTTTGTATTTCAGCATTACGCTGGGAAGTGGCGATAACCTTTGCAGGACTTTCGCCAAATTCTTCCAAAACATCACGATTAACCTTTTCAAAAAGTTTAGCTAATTCGGCAGGGTTTTTGCCTACACGATTATAATCTCTTTCAAGGACTTTAAAAAAAGTATTCCATCTACTATCATCTTTGTCATTCTCTGGTTTGTATTCTGGGTGTTTATCCAAAAAACTATTCAGAGTATCTTGACCTTTATCTTTGTAGACATCTTCAGCTTTAACATAACCTTTCTTTCTGCCAATAACATCAAAGAGTTTTTCAAATTTCTCTAATTCATCGTCAGCGTATGTTTCTTTCAGCTTGTCATACTCTTCATTAGAAATTAAAGGTTGAGCTATTTTAATAACCTCGTCTTTGTTTCTAATTTTTTCCCTCAGTTCTTGAATTTGATTTCGTAATGCTTTTTCTCTAGGGGTTTCTCCCTCTACGGGCTTAGGTTGTATAGGTGCTGGAGTTTCTGTTTCCTCTGTTTCTTCTTCTATATTTACTTCAGTATCTAAAACCTCTACTACATCTTTCGGTGTAGTTTTGAGTTCCTCAACTTCCTTTTCTGTGGGTTTTACCTCTAAAGCGGGAACGACAGTTTCATCGTCTCCAACTTCTTCGGCTTCCACGGGTTCAGGCGTTAAAGTCTCCTGTTCTTCAATTTCATTTGCCATAATTTTAACCTTGCATATTTACTTCCTCAAGGGGTAGGAAGATAGACAAAAGCCACCAACATTTCTGTAGGTGGCTGTAATCTAGCTCTGAAGGAGAGAGGTAACTTGGAGGTAAACCTTTTCCCCCTAAGGGCTAGATTGTAGCCACTTACAGGAGTTTCTCCAAGTTGATAGCGTTAATTTTTAATGTGCTAACTTTTGTATGGCGAAGGCAAATCTTCACTTACTATTTCTGCAATATCCTTCATTTGATTCACTGAAATATCTGCTGGAACATCGTGCAAAGCAATTTTATATAACTGTAGGGTTGATTCTGTCTTCAAGAGTTCATTTTGTTCCTTAATTACTTCATCACGAGCATCTAGCATAATCTTATATTCTTCTCGTAGCTTTTCAAAGGCTTTCTCCCACTTTGGGTTATTGTCTAATCCATCAAACACCTCTACTTCTTGACCATTTTCTATCTTTTTAATTTTAATAGCATTACCTTTGTCGTCCTTCTTGGCAAAAGATTCTGCTAGAGTTACTCTTTCTTCTCCAAACTTTTTATATTCAACGTCTGTTGGTTCAAGTAATTTCTTAGTTGTCTCGGTTAGAATATCTACTTCTATTTTAATGAGAGCAAGATTTTTTGCGACTGCGTAAGCAAACTTTACCCCCTTTAGATTGCCGAGTTTTTGTAAGTTTCCGTATAAATTTAGTGTCTCTAGTTTTGTCATCATTTTTATATTAGTTAATTATTAATTATTTTTTCTTTCCACCTTTCTTACCTCCACATTTGTTTAACATATTATATTTTTAACTTCACATTTCTGCGATAGTTTAAATTACTAGCGACCAGCTTACAATACTTTTCCATTGAACCTTCAACATCGTGTCCATCTAAAACTTTGTGTCTAATATCACTCTTATAGAATGTTTTATGTGCGTCTTGAGCGTTAGAAAGTTTTAGTGGAACCTCTATCTTGAAATTTACTCCTTTTAGCATTCCTTTGAAACCATCGTCCATATCAAAATACTTCTCAAAAATCATTTGATATTCTGGGATTAGGTTATGAACTACTGGCTCATTTGAAGGGGCGGAACCAACACTACCAGCATCATCTTTTTTATTTTCAGTTGCCATCATTACTTTTCTTTCTGGTTCTGTGTTTAATTTGTTTGAGATATTTTCAAGAATACCAACAACAGATGTTTTGAAACTATCAAAATCTTCTTTGGTTGTGTATTCAGTTTTTGGTAATTTATCTTTTGCCATTTTATTACTTTAATTATACTACTTTTAATAATGTCAAGCAAGTTACCGACCAAATTTGCTTATAACCTTAAATCTTCTAATGTCAAACGCCCCTCCGCCCATATCTTTTTTATATCTTTTCCCGCTTCATTCTCGGCAACATACTTAATTAAATCTTTTTTACTATCTTCAACTAACTTCACCATTTCGCCTTCTTCTTTTAACTTCTCATATTCAGTTCTAGGTATCCAATAAGTGTAAGGAAATACTATACTTTCTTCAGCTTTGAGGTCTTTTTGGGTTTTAATTCGTAGCATTCGGGTTATAGACACAAAATCTGTCTTTTCTGTTTGGATTATATCTTCCATTTGCTTATCGTCTGCGAAGATAGCCATAAGAGTAGCAAACTTATCTCTTGAGATGATTACTTCTTTATTGCCTAGTGTTATTTTAACTTCTTTACAAGGAATTACCTCATCAGACCAATTAAAGTCTATTTCTAATTCGCCCTCCTTGAACTTAAAAGGAAATTTAATCATATTGAGCGTGCTGATTGAGCTGATTAATAAAGTTATTCAAATGATACTTACCTCCATCATTGTGAGCTATAAACCAAATTGTATTAAACTCTGTATCTTGTTTAGCTGAAATGTTTAGGAAGTTTTCTTTGAGGTAATCTTGGAAAACAAATTCAAATGCTCCCCACTTTGGGTCTTGCATAAGTCCTCTTATTTGTTTTTTATCTTGAAGTGAAATCATACCCCCATCTTACCCATAGTTTTCATCGCATCTCCCACAGGTGAACTCACTTGACCTGGAGGCACGACCGTATTTCCTCCAGTTTTCTCTTTGGGCAAGAAGATAGAATTAGCACTCTTGGCTTTCTCTCCTGCCATCGCTTGTTCTTGCATCATCATTTGTTGTTCTTGCATCATTCTTTGCTGTTGCTCAGCTTTATACTGGGCTGGGTCTTCTAGGGCTTTAATCAATTCATCAGGTAACCATAATTGAGGTTTTTCGTTTTGGATTTCAAGTATTTGATAAGCAGGTTTTGCTAAGGCTAGAGCAGTATCTACATCTTGTTTGATGACCATAGCAATTTGAGCCACCACTGGTTGTAAGAGATTAAAGAGTTCCATTTTGCGTTGGCGTTCTAATTCAGGAGTTGGAGATAACATTGA